AGAATATAACCGTCATTTCCGTGTAATTGATAGTATTTGTGGAGATGGATTTCAAATCGTTTTCTCTGTTGTGAAATTCCGCGTCCTTTAATAGATGCGCAGTTATCGTAAATGATGTGTTTCTTCACTTCTGGAAGTAAAACTTCATCGCACAGAGAATGTCGAACAATTCGATCGCGGATTTGAATACTTGTAATAGGTCTTATTCGGCCTCTTTCATGCAGCTCGAATTCCTGTGTCGGTCCATTTTGAAGTGTCCGATTGATAAGGTCATCTTGGATTTCGAATATGTACCGCAGGAAATTCATCATGAATTTTTGCGTCGATTCTTTCCACTTGCTGCTCTTTACGGAAGCCTTATAAGCCCTATACAAGTTATTGGCGTCACAGACAATCTCCTCGTAGTTCATAACCTATTCACCGTTATAACAATACTTACCGTAGTAAATTGTATTAGGCTTTATTATTTCTCCTTGCGGAACGGATAGCATCTCCTTCTTCGTTGGTTAATCGAAGAATCCGGACGAACTCCATTAGAGTTCGAAGCGTTGTTGTAGTTCGTATTGCCATTGTTGTTCACATTGGCAAAGTTAGCCGAAGAAACGACGCAATTTTTTAGATGTTACCCTTTTCTAACCGCGATTTAATCGCCATGTCTCTTTGACGCCACCTTTTTATCAATCCGATTTCTCGGTCGATAGCTTTAACATACCGGTTGTACACATTCAGATCTACATCGAATATTTCAACAACCCGCTGCAACTCGTTGATGAGCTGCTCGCAATTTACAATGGCCGCATTCTGGTAATCTCTCCTGGTCTCGTACTCGTGCATTGTCCGTTGGTAAATGGTATTTGCCGCTCTAACATTGCTCGTTATTAAAGAAGCACACTGATTTACCTTCGATTTGAAACTCCGCATCAGCTCTCTGTACTTAGCAAAGTTTTCTTCCGAAATTTCTCCATACGCATACTTCTTCCGAACAAAGCTGTCTACATCCTTAACGCCAAATCCCCTCTGCATAAGGAGTATCAGCATATCATGCAACTCGATCGAGTACGTAATCGCTTCGAATTTTGACTCTTTTCTGTCGCCTAGCAGAACGCTCATTCGTAATCTTTACCGGTGATCTCGGTGAACTCCTCTTTGGTGATCCAGCCCATCTTCACCGCATTACGAACTCTGGTCTCATTCCACATTTTCATGCTGTACCAAAGCTTTACTTTACTGTAATTCTTGCTATGTTCCATGGTGATCCTCCTTCTTAAAGCTCTACATTGGACATCATCGCAATGTAGGCGATGTCAGACTGCATTTTGGTTCTGGCAAACTCCTCCTCAGAAATATCTCTAAGGACAAACCAGTATTCTCCAGGAACCTGTTCAACGATCTGAACCAGCTCCATGTTCAGATGAACGGTTTCGGTTGTTCCGTCGCTGATGGTAACCGGAGAGCAGTTATCCGCAAATACGGATTCTTCGATCTTTTCTGTGGAAATGAAATTGTTTCCGTTCAGCTTAAGATTGGAAATCTCAGTTCCATCACCGAGGGTAATTTTATAGATTTTCTCTTCCATAATTAGAAGCTCCTTTCAGAAATATAAACGGGGCACAAGGCCCCGCGATTTTAATTAACCAACCGGGAAGACCGGACGAACCCCAAGAGAGTTCGAAGCGGCGTGGCAGTTCGTATCGCCACGGAGGCTCACAGCGGCAAAGTAAGCCGAAGAAACGACATCTCTTAACCACTGGTTGTAAGATCTGTTTACGATGAATCTCGGGCATACCATGAACAGCGCCAGCTGAGTCTTACTGATTGTATAAATAGACGGAACAGTGGACCCATCGGAAGTCGGACTGAAATGCGGATGTCCATACATCATGGATTCGTTCGGAAGCTCAATACTGGAATCAAACCATGCTCCACCGAACGGTCTTCCATTTGCAACTGCATTGCACAGGTATTCTCTGTGAGTAAGGACAGAGTTCGGGAAAGCTGCATTTACGATCGTTTTTGCATTTGCCAAATTGTTCTTGTACATCTCCGAACCAACGTATCCACCAGTTGTAACGTTGGTAGCGTTCATCTGCGCGTTGTAAAGCGCCTCATCCGGCATGATAACAAGATGATGACTGGTAAATGCAGTATCACCGCAGTCGTACCAGTAATCCATATCGATAATACGCCAGATACGACCCCCAATACTCCAATAGTCGCCAAGGAACATTCCTTTAAAGGAACCATCCTTAATAGCAGCTTTCTGTACTGCCGTCAGAGCTGTACCAAGGTTCTTACCTCTGAAGTTAATCCGGCGAAGCTCCACCGGAGCAAAGCTATCCAGAATAGCAAAGAGCGCGTCTTCAGCAGCAATAGCCTTGTTTCCGTCCGTAGTCCCGATAAGTAATTTGTTACCGGATACCAGCTCGTTGATCTGAGTAAGCTCGGAAAGATTTACTCCATCAATAAAATCTTTGGAACTTAAAAGACCGATTAACTCTTTTGCTAAAATATTCGCTGCGATGGTCTTTGTTCCATTAGGTCCATCCAGCAGGAAAATATTACTTGCTGCTAACTCCTGGACCTTTTCATAGTCTGTGATTTTCATTAAATGAATCCTCCTTTATTTGATGACAAAAATAGCTCGACCTTCGATAACATCGCCATTACTGTCACGGAGAAGATCACTGGAATATGTACGTCCAATGATCGTATCCAAATCGCTGTCAGTAATAGATGCGTCCGAAGAATCGAGCACGTCTCCATAAGTACGGTATCCATTGTCGTAAAGCTTCTGATATACCGTGTATTCGTTTTCAAGGTTGGAACTGAACTGATTGAGAATGTCCACCTGCTCCTGCAATTCCAGTAATTTTTTAGCAAGACTCGCCGCCGTATCGCCATCCAACAGTGCCTGTAACTGGTTAAACCATTCACGAAATTCTGTTTCTGACTTCTGTTTCCAGTCAGCCATTTCAGCAGTATTGATGCTTGTGTATTCGTTGAACCATGCTTCCCATTTTTCTTTCCAATAGGTACTTGTGGCTTCCATGTCTGCCGTGTGCTCCGAGTACCAAAGGTTCCACTGAGCTTCCCAGGCTAAATATGCCGACTGAATTTCCTCAGTCTGTGCCAGAAACCAAGTCGACCACTGTTCTTTCCAAAACTTATTTGTTTCTTCCATGTCAGAAGTCTGCTTTTCGTAGAACTCTTTCCACTGATCCTGCCATTGAGCGATTAAATCGTCGATTGACATTTTTTCAAGTGGAGCTGTTACGAATGGACACTCCGAAGTTCCAACACAGTTCGTGATGTTTGCCTGTCGAATAGAAGTAACTCCGGCACCTACATAAATATAAGCAAGCGGATACTGCCATCGATCATTGGTCTTCACCATTGTGGGCTTGACTGGTTTCGATGCTGGTGTTCCTTTGATGATCTTGATGTCGTTTGTTCTAACAGACTCTCTCGAATCCACCTCAAGCACCACTGCATCGTATCGGTTCAGCAGAACCTCGGACTGTGGAACTACCAACGGTAACAGAGCGTCATTCAGCGTCCAAGTGTGATTGAACCAAGCTCGTCCGATACCAACGTTAATAATCATTGCTTCTGATTCTTTTACAACCATTGCAGTTCCGACATGCTGCAAGATTCCATCCTGAATGATCCCATCGAAAATACTGGACATCTGAATAGCATCGTAGCGCCGATCTCCTTCTTTTGAATTGTAAAATCCAAATGTTACACTCACTTCTTCATCACGCTCCTTCCTGTTCTATAGTCTTAAAAGTCGGATAGACGGAATAACCGTCCTTATCTTCTGAACGAACAATTTCAAGAATACGAGCTTTTGTCTCGTGTCCGTATTCGTTCGCAATCTGTACAATGTCCCCGTTAAAGAAATCCTTTCCATACTGGAACATAATTGTTGTTTCTGTTTCTCCCTCGAATGAGGTAATGCTCACATTTTCTGCAAGCTTTTCTCTTCCTCTTTGCTGTAACTGAGCCATATACTCGGCATCGGTCAACGCATCGTCACTTCCAACATTTGAGGAGATATCACGAGCGTCCGTAAACAATTCCCTACGATTTAAACCAGAACCACCACCAACCGTAGTGTATCTTCGATCAGCGCCCTCACCTTCTCCACCAACTAAAGTCACGGTCTTCAATGAAGCTTTAGATTCGATGTAGTTACTGTTGATGATGTTCTCGAATTTCGGAGAGAATATAACGTATGGATTCTCTGTCTGATCGTATGATCTATCGGAACCGGCATACAGCTCAAAGACAAACTGCTTTTCATCGTTCAGCGTAATCTTGAAACCAATACCCTGCTCCTCGCAAATTTTCTGAATAACATCGTACAGGTTATCACCAGTGTACTGAGCTTCCAGTTTCAAGTTTGTAATCGCCGGGTCACTTGATTCTTTGAAAACGAAGTTTGGAATTTTTCGATTGCTGTCCGATGGAGAAATTACATTCTCATTGAGCAGCGTTTTAATTCCATTTTGAAGATTTCCGCTTAATAGCTTCTGTCCCCAGACAATTCGCCTATCAAGGATAGATTCTAATGAGCGTCCAGTAACCGTTACATGGTTGCCGTCTTCGGTATCTGACGTAATCTGGATTTTCTCCACGATCATCACATGCTCAGACTCCTTGCTCTGCAAATAGTAGTCCTGTTTGATGTAATCAAGAAGACCATCTCGCATTGCTTCATACAGTTCAAAGTCGCCGTAGGCATAATACCGATCCGTCCAGATAAAAGACTCGTATGTATCCACGATGGAGACAGCATCCAAGTCTGTGTTTAAAATCACCACGTCCATAGTGCTATACCCCCTCGTAGACGATACGGTTCTCAATCTTAAACTGTAGATTTGTACTGCCGTACTCAGCTGTATAGGCAAAGATATTGTCTCCCTTTGCGAGCTGGAACCAATCGGCGTTTTTATCCAGGCAGTTCAAGATGTTTGTAGTCTTTCCGTTCCTAAGAAGCGTGATCGACTTATTTCCTTTTACGGTGCAGATGATGATTTCGTCACCTGCTATAATTCCAGAGCCGGTGAATTTCTCCAATTTATCGGTATCGATCCGCATCACTTCACGAGTACCGGTATTGTAGATTGTGATATTGCTGGCTTCACCGATTGCGTGAATCGTAATGGTTACTCCAATTTCAGCATCGCCATTATATACAACAACCTGCTCTGTTTCATTTTTGATTTCTCCCATTTCCAGCAACGGGTCCTGAAGCGATTCATTGCTGAAAGGAAACTCAAACAGTGCCTCTACGCCATAGAAGATGGTTGTATTGATTCCATCTTTTCCGGCAGAATAAAAGAAAGGATTCGGACACACGATTGAAATATCCGAACCCTCATCTTTACTGAAGATTGTTGGGTCGTTTGATTCGACGTACCCTTCAATCTCCGCCTGCCTGTTATCGGTTTCGATAAGCATGGTAAGTTTCTTTTTAATAGGAAAATACTTGTATGAAAGCTGTCTTACGTCTTCAATGGAATCCTTCCACATATACGCAAGAGAAATTACAATGTTTCGGCTCGGCATCCTTGAAGAATTGAACAGACTTCCATCGTTTGTAGCAATTTCTGTCGTATTAACGTTCGCTTTTCCAGGTCCCAAACCAGTTACAGACTTGATGATGAAACCGGATTCCTCCGGTCTCGCCAAATCAAGTCGGATGCTATCGCCAAGATAGTTTGTAAACGTGACTGCTCGAATCAAGTTTCCACCATCCTTTCCATCGCCGAGAACTGATTCTTCGTCTGCCGATAAATCTCTGTTCTCGATAGTGCCTTAGGCGAATAGTTATTCTGTGTAAAGTTATAAGAGTTACCCGTATTCGGATTAACATCTTCATTTTGAAGATTCCGCTCACGAGATGCTGCAATTCCTGTGCTGACAGTCAACGCCTGTGATCTGCTGAACAGTGTATTCAGTCGATGGCTCTTCTCTTCAACATCTGACAGATCCAGAATCGGTCGAATCGTAGGCTGACCATCAACACCATTGTCGATCATATCCTTGACTTTTGCGATTGCGTTTCCGAGACCTGTTTTTGCTGAATCAGCCATATCAGCGCTGGCATTATATGCCTTCACTGCGTAAGTTCCGATGGCATTTACGAAGCCCAATCCAAAGAAATCACCGATGTGGTATCCAACCCTGGACGGTGAATGCTCGTCCAGCTCATCTTCTGCTGCTTCTGCCGCAGCCCTTGCCATTGCTCTGGCTTTAGCTTCCGCGCGATACGTATTCTCACTGATTCCATCAGCAAATCCCTCTACCAAGTAAGCACCAGCCTGTTTAAACTGGTCATGGTAATCCCGGATAGCCGTTACAGAAGCATTGAGATTGCCAGTGAAGGCTGTTTTTACTTCTTCGGCTTTTTCCTTAACGCCAGCGATGAACTTAATCATGCACTGCATTCCTGCATTTTGAAATTCCGGATACTTGTTCGCGATAGCTGTAAGGCATGAGCTTAAGATGTTTACAAACGCATTTCTGGTCTCGTAATCTTTCGATTTAATTCCAGCGATAAGTTTGATCATGAGGTTCGCACCAGCAGTATTGAACTGGGTCTGCTTATTATTGATTGCAGTGATACAGCCGCTAATAATGTTGGTAATTGCAGTTTTGGTATTTCCGTCCTGAGATTTAATTCCGCTGATGAATTTCGTCATCAACGTAGAGCCAGCAGTATTGAACTGGGTCTGGTAGTTTGTAAGTGTCGTAAGTACAGCCTGCATCATGGTCGTAAACGTAGATGTCAGATTGCCTTTCTGAGCATTAGCCGCATTGATGAATGTCGTCAGCATAGATGTCGCGGCGGATGTTACTCTTCCGCTTGCATCTGTAAACGCATTGATGAAACCGTCGATACCGTTGTTTCCAAGCTGAATCAGCGCTGTGCTGAAACCGCTCATACCACTCGTATCTAATTCCGCCATTCCTTTAGCCATTTCAACAAGCCGATTCACCTGGGTAATCACACTTGACATGATTCCGGTATCAATTCCAGAAATAGAATCTGAATAGCTCTTAATTCCGCTTCCGAACTGAACCAGACTATCGCCGAAACTACCAAGATCGTTGTCGCCGGTAAACCAGCTTACAAGACCTCCTGTATTCGGAATGGTATTGGCAAGCTCCACCAGAGCTTTACCAGCTGTTGCTGAGTTCGTAACGGCCGCAGAGTCCAGACCCATAATAGCTTCGGAATATGCCTTCATTGCTTCACCGAACGGTACAAGTTTCTCACCGAAAGTATCGACGTCGTTGTTTCCAGTAAAGAATGCTACAACGCCACCAGTATTCGGAACTGTGTCAGCAAGCTCTACTAATGCCTTGCCCGCCGTTGCGGAATTGACGATTGCATCCGCTTCCAGTCCACGAACTGCATCCCCAAATGCTTTCATAGCTTCACCGAATGGCACAAGCTGTTTTCCGAACTCACCCATATCGTTTTCACCAGCAAAGAATCCAACAACACCACCCGAATTCGGAATGGTTGCCGCCATCTCTGCCATGGCTTTACCTGCGATTGATGCCTCAGTGACTGCGTTTGCATCGAGCCCGGTAATTGCATCTCCGAACTGTTTCATAGCTTCACCGAACGGTACAAGCTGCTTTCCAAAGGCAGTCATGTCATTTTCTCCTGCGAAGAAAGACACTAATCCGCCTGTATTTGGAATTGTGGCTGCCATTTCAGCTAATGCTTTACCAGCTGTTGCTGCATTTGCCACAATTTCTCCGTCCATGTTTCCAATAGCCAGCGAGAAATCTCGCATAGCCTCGCCAAACGGTACAAGTTCCTCTCCGAACTTAGATAAAGACGAACCTCCGGTAAGCCAAGAAGTCAATCCTTGCAAAATATCAGCCGCTGTCAGAATAAGCACAGTCTCGGCTAACGCCTTTACTCCGTCCATCATAGATGGCTGAATCTGACTCGCTCCCTGTAAGAACGGCTGAACATTATTCATAAAAGCGGATAAATCAGCTCCAATTTGTGGGAACTGACTCGACACGCCACTCATAAATCCGCCGACAATTCCGCCAACGAACTGACCGATTGCCGTTCCGATTCCCTGTAAAAGCTTTCCGCCTTCTCCGATGAGCCAAGAAAGTCCTGGAAGTTTCGACAAGAGTCCGACAGCTGCAAGCACTAATGCCATCTCAGCGACGACTGCGCCCATTCCAAGAATTCCAATCATTGCTCCCGGAACAAGCGCTGCTGTTGCACTAAGAGCAAGCATAATAGCTGATAATAGACCGATTCCTGCAATTCCTTTCAATAAAGCTCCAGTATCAATCCCGCTTAACGTATCGACGATACCAGTAAAGAATGCCATAAGAACATCGATTCCAGCTTTAATCAGTGACGGCAAATTACTAGCGATACCCTCTAAAATTCCAATAAGGAATTTGAAAGCTAAATCTACGATTTGAGGCGTATAAGTGACCAAAGCGGCTAATACACCAACCACTAATTGTAAAGCTCCATCTGCCAGCTGCGGTACACAGGATACGAGAACATCGATCAGCGTTAAGACAACCGCCTTTACAGCTTCGCCAATAGCTGGTGCTCCGGCAGCAATAACTTTGCAGATTGCGATAATTCCTTCTCCGACTTTTGTAAGAACAGCCGGAATTAAGCCAGCGATACCAGTAACAATAACTGTCAGTGCTGCTACGATTGCTGTTGCTCCAGCGGCACCAGCAGTTGCCAGTGCTGTGAATCCGATAGCGAGTGCCGAAAGCCCTGTGCCGGCGGCAAGTAAACCTGCTCCGATTGTAAGAACTCCAACTCCGATCAACGCAAATGCTCCTGATAACGCCAGAATGGTCGGAACCAACGGTGTAAGAACTGCGCCTGCTACGCCGATAATTGTGAATGCTCCTGCGATAGAAATAAGTCCTTTTGCAATCGCTTCCCACGATAATGCTCCCAAAATACTGAGTACCGGTGCAAGAACAGCCAAGGCTCCGGATGCAACCAATAATGCTGCTGATCCGCCAAGCGTACCTTTCATGAGATTGAGACTGATAGTCAACTCACCTAACGCCCCACCCATGACAGTAAGACCTCTACCAATCTCTTCCCACTGCATACCTCCGAATTTACTCATACAGTTTGCAATGATTTCAAGTGCTCCACCGACGATGACAAGCCCCGTTCCAATACCTATCATATTCTTCGGCATCAGATTAACGGCAATAGCTACTTCTGCAAGTGCGCCGCCCATGGCAGTTAAACCTCTGCCAATTTCATCCCACTGTAACTGACCAAAATCTTTTACAGCGGAAGCAAAGATTTTCATTGCTGCACCAATAGCGATTAAAGCTACACCAGTAGACATCACATGTTTCGCATTTCCAGCCAAATTCGTAAAGACAGCAAGTTCGGCAAGTAATCCACCGATTCCAGCCAATCCTTTTCCGATCTCGCTCCACTCCATCTGACCAAAGTCTTTGCAAGCGGACGCCAGAACCTTCATTGCAGCCGCCAGAATAACGATTCCAGTCGCAGTGCTAATCATTTTCCCGTTGAATTTTGCAACTCTAAGGAATACGGCAATCTCAGCAAATAATACTCCTACTCCTGTTAATCCACGTCCGAGTTCATCCCACTGTAATTTTGATAAATCCTTACATGCTGAAGCCAGAATTTTGATAGCCGCTCCAAATATAATTAAGCTGGTAGCGCCTTTCATAACCTGCTTCTGACCGCTTGCCATGGCTTTAGATGATGCAACAACAATAGTCGTAAGACCAGCAATTCCAACGAGGCCTCTCGCAAGTTCACCCCAATCAAGGTCTGAAACTTTCTTCAAAGCTCCTGCCAGAATAGATACTGCAACTGACATAGCAATCATCGCAGTACATGCTTTAGATACCTTTCCAGTATCACTGCTAATTTTATTGAAAATCGCCATCGCTCCAAGTAGATTAGCAAAGAGTACAGTGATAGCTCCAAGAGAAGCTGATAGTTTATCACTATCGATCAGTGAAATTGCAACGATAGAACCTGCAAGCAAAGCGATTGCTGCTCCAATTTTAAGTAGCGTTCCGGCTTTAAGATTTGTCTGATATGCCTCAAAGCAGCCTCTGACCCCGTCAAGAATTCCAGTTACTCCTTCGAGAACGCCATTCAACCCCTCAAGAGGTTCTGTTACACTCTTTAAGAATTTAGAAACTGATAAAGCGATTCCACCGACAGCAATGCTGTTAAGAATGTCAAGAACTCCGCTGAAATCTGCATTTCCGAGTTTCTCGGCAAGTGTTCCCATCATAGTCCCGACTGCATCGGCAATACCGCCAGCAATTACCTTTACAGCTGTCCACAATGCTTCCATGACTTTGAGAAATTTACATTTTTCCAGTGCTTCTCCCATCATCTCAAAAGCAACAATGACTCCGCTCTTCATTTTTCCAGCACCATCACCAATCTGAGCCATGCGATCATGTACTCGTTCAAGGAATGAGTGGAATAATTCAAATCCAGGAAAATCGAACTTCTCCCCGGCAGCTTTTCCAAATTCTTTTACTTTTTCTCCGGCAGTTTTAACAAACGTAATAGCTGTCTTTACGATATCAACAACAGTCGAAACTGCTTTACCAAAGACATCTGTCTTCTTTACAGTTTCATCAAGCTTAACAAGATACTCACCGAAGCTTCCGGTAAGTGATAACACTCCGTTTCCAGCCGGTAAGAAAAGACCAATCAATTCGCCAACACCACCGGCAACAGCTTTGAAAGCTTGTCCGACGATATCAAGCACTGCAAATACACCCTTAAACGTATTCTTCAGATTCTTTGAACTCTCTTCCCCCATTTTGAATTTTGCTGTCAGATCACGAACGCGTTCTGTGATATCAGCTAACTGTTTTCCAGTCATTGGCGGGAAGATTTCGCGGAATGCCTCTCGGACAGGCTTAACAACACTAACCAATCCCTCGAAAACATTTTTTACGGCTTCAATCATCATGGTTCGACCGCCAAGGTCTTTCCAATCCTGAAGCATCTTATTTCGTGCGTCGGCGGAAGCATTGATTACGGCACTGAAGGTGTCGCTTACTTCTGTAAGAAGCTCTTTTGCTTCCTCGAAATCACCGACAATAGTTTCCCAGCTTTGTGTCCATCCAGACTGAGCAGCCTCTTTTAATGTGTCGAATAACTGGGTAAATGTCTTTACTTTGGTTGCTGCATCGTTTGCAGTTTTACCCATCTCCATGATGGATTTAATCTGATCGTCAGCATACCCCATGGTTCTAAGCTGGTCTTCATTGAGGTCACCCGTAAACTTCGACAAGGTCTCTGTCAAGATGTCTGATGTGAGCCATCCCTTACTAAGTGTCTCTCTGAACGATCCTTCGTCTTTGATCATTTCATCGATAGCGATTCCATGAACTTTTGCTGTTTCTTTCAGAGCATCCTGGAATACCTGACCACCTATACCGGCATTTACTACCGAGTTCCAGTCCTGTAATTTTACGGTTCCTGCCGCCAGTGCCTGTGAAAGCTGATACATCGCTGTACTTGCCTGCTGTGAGGTAGAACCAGATACGGCCGCAAGGTTAGCGATACCTTTAATCGCTGCAACTGATGTATCCAGATCAACACCGGCTGCTGTAAACGTACCGATGTTACGGGTCATCTCCGTAAAGTTGTAGATGGTCATATCCGCATAATGGTTTAACTCATCCAATGCGTTGTTGACCTGCTCAAGAGTCGATCCCTTTGAAGATGTATTCGCAAGAATCGTCTGAACAGCATTGATCTGGGTCTCATACTCCTCGAAACCTGATTTAATCGGATCTACTGTGAAAGCAGAAACAAGATTTTTGCCGGCGGCAAGTGCAGAATTGGTAATGTTCTGCAAAGCCGTAATCGCCATCACTTCTAATGCGGAGAACCGTACTCGAACAGTCTCAACAGCATTTGTGAGCGGTGACATATTGCATTTCTGTGCGGCATCATTTACGGTTTCTAAGCCTTTTGCTGCGCCTTCGAGGTTAAGACTTCTCTTTAACTTGTCGATGCTCGATAAACTGGTCTGAATATTCTGTTCAAACTGCTTGTTATCGAACCGCATTTCGACGACACGTTCGTCAACGGTTGTACTCATAGCTTAGTAACCTCCTTCCATGCCGCATCTGCAATTTTGTCAAAAATAGGCTGGATAGCAGGATTGATGTAGTCTCGCCCCTGTACCCAGCCGCCGTTTCTTGTTGCGTGTCCATACTGCAAAATAACTGCAATAGGAACTCCATTTTGAATATTTGTGTTGTAAAAGCTGATCGATACGGAGCCTGGCTTCTGTTCAATCTTGTAGTGCCACGAATTCGCAGTCCGTCCTGTATCAACTGGCGTTGCAGACGCAAGGGCGGCTACGCCCTCTCGACCATACTTATCGAGGTCACCGAGACGAACCGATTCCTTTGCTCTCTCTAAGAACCGAGTCAGCTTAGAAAAATCACCCTTTTGTCTGAACGTGATCATATGAATCTCCTACTTTGCTAAGTACGCACTGGATGAAAATCCTGTGTACTGAACCCCATCGAGTACAAACTGGATGTACAGCCACTTAACTCCATTTGCCATTGTGTAGTAGCCATAGCACTTAACCTTAGTGCCAGCCGGAATTTTACAAAGAGCCTTCTTATTTGTTCCGGCATCATTACGGCAATAAAGAATCGCTGTTGTTTTGTATTCACCAGCGTAGGCTTTATTGAACTGCTTGGCAGAACAGGTAGCCACCACTTTCTTCGAAATGGACTGGTTCTGATCCTGTTTGGTGTTGGACGGAATTACCGCTGATCCATTCAGAATCTTATTTACCATGTTCTGAACTTCTGAATAGCTGTATCCATATTCCGTAAGCAGTTTCTTACGGTTATCGCCGCTTCCCCACAGCCCAACAATCACCTCATGAGCAACAGTTTTGATATCTTTGCCCTTGCTTAATCCAGGAGCGACAACTGTATTGTCGTCGTACTTTGGTGTGATGAAGCCGCGGATAAATTTTCCGTTAATAGACAAGGTTCTCTTCTTAACCGCATTACTGTAGTTACCCTCTTCAACAACCATGTAGCCGGATTCCTTATGTACCTCGATTACTGTACCGACATGATCCGGATTGCCTGTGTTGTCACCGATTCCGTTATCCTGCCAATCGTACAAAATTGCATCGCCAGGACTAGGCACATAAGCATCGTTCTCCTGCCAACATCCCATTTTCTTTGCTGCCTCGATGAGGTAATAGCAGGAAATTTCCATAGGCATGATGCTCTCATATCGGAGAACTGCCGCTAACGCAGACCAGGTGCACGCACACCAAGCCCAGTCATAACGCATACGAATGCCACGAGGAAATTTTCCAGCGCAGATTTTCTCAAAGAAGTCGTTATACAAATCGATAATGCTTTTGTGTGAGCCGTTTGATTCCTTCTTTCCATCCCAGGATTTGACAAGATTGACAACAGCCTGTCTTGATTTCGCCATTTTTATCACTATCCTTTCGAATTAAATTTCTTTCTGTTTGCGGCATTTACTTCCGCATGATGTCTGTATAAATCTCGTTTGCTCCGCTTCTTCGGGGGCTTATTTTCCGCATTGCAAATCCGTATAAGCATTAACAAACGATTCAAATGCCATTTCTGACACTCAAATGGAATGTGATACGCAGTCATCCAGTAATAAATAAGTTCACTTGTTATCTGCTGCCTATTTATTGGACCGCCTTTTTCTTCCTTAACAGTCGAAGCTGTCATTGGTGCTTCAATATAGGCATTTACCGCATCAATGTGAGAATTGGTAATACATTGATAGACCAGCGGATCAACATTCTGCGTGAGAGTCATACAGCGTATATAGTCAATGGTTTCTTCATAGGTCTTTTGCTCTTTAGATAAAAAGACTTTGCACCATTTACTTTCCCATTTTGAAAGTGAAACGAGCGAATGCTCCAAACGCAACTTCTGTTCCTTTACAGGGATAAATCGCTGATTCCGCTCATCCCACAGATCAGTTTTTGGTATCGTAAGTTCAAGCATTCGATCTCACCTCTCTAATTCACAGAAGCAGCTACAGGCGCAATCGCCGGATTTTCTGAATTTCTCTTAATGTCTACGACTTTCGGAATTACGTGATTTACGAATTCAGCCGCTTTGCTATCATCTGTAGCCAATTCCATAAACAGAAGGTTGTAGAACTGAGTGCAGGCAAACTTTCTGGAAATCTCTTCGGACTTCTCGAAATATGTGCCGTCGGCACTCTTCTCTCCATATGCCTTTAAGATAAATTCCTTAAAGAACTTGATAATGGTCGGCTGATCTTTTGCATCTACGATGCGCTGAAGCATCTCAGCAACTCCACCAGCTGTGCCCAGCTCCATCTCCATAACCTCTGTTTCAGTAAGATTGAAGAGCTTTGTTTCGGTGCGCTCAACACCGTTGAAATCTTTATAAGTCTTTGTTACTGCATACATAATTTTGTTCTCCTTTCAAATAAAAAGGAGCCGCCAGCTTTCCTGAATACGACTCCATCTGTGGTTTGTGTATTATTTCCGATTAGCCTTCTGCGGTCATAATCTTGATAACTTCATCCGGAAGCGGAAGTCTCGGTTCAACTCCGTCATCAGCTTCATCAGAAGAAGGATCTTTACCGTACAGAATCTCTTCAAGAGCAGCCAGCTTCTTCGCATCGACCTTGGTAGAATCGAAGGTAAGGATGGAAGTAGGCTTCAGCTTCTTTCCATCGATTAAGGTCGCGATCTCGACCGGTGTGGTGCTGAACTCCCAGGATAAGGTAATAGCTTCCGGACTGTCATTTACAGTGGAATAACCTTTCTCGGAAGGGGAAGCTAAGCAACCATACACAAGATGAAGCTTATAACCGTAATCGTTGGAATCAACATCGTTGCCGAGGAGTGTCTTGTAAGATAATCCGAACATCTTACGGTTCTGCTGACCAGCGAACACTCCAGGAGCGATTTCTTTGGAACCATCGCACTCTGCAAATTCATCTGGTGCCATATAAGCTTCGATCGTGCCGCCAAATTCCTCTGCGGACATAAGGTTCAGATACTTGATGTTGTCTGCATAAATTGCAGTAGGTTCTGCTCCGGACGGGCTCTCTGTTACAGTGCTAAGACCATTCCATGCGGTACCAGAGTTATATACGCCGCCGGTCTGAATCGGGTAAAGGACACCCTGACTGACACCGGTCTCATACAGGCGCTCGCCAGTCTTGTCCCAAACGAGTTTCTTTTTCATAGAATTTGTCCTCCTTAAAAGAATATTTCAAAGACATCATGATTTAAGTTGTCTTTCGTATAATGCCGATTGAATCGACTTGTCGGCATAGATGCTACCTTGCCAACGAGAGAACTATCCGGATCGCTGTCGATGACCGTTACCGAATACTTTCTCGCAGACAAATAAACCCCGTCATTCGCAAACGTATTCTCGATATCGTCGAGAGCGTAAACAATGGCGGGGTATTTCATTTTTACCGATGACGGTGGTTGAAAATAAGCACGACACTCTGGTCCTTTGGCTGGACACGAGAGGATGTCACATAAAGCATTATGCAGTTTCAGTCGTCTGCTCATTGTAAACACCTCCAACGGTCAATATTAAACGGGGATACTGAACTTCAACATTTGAGATTTTCCATTTAGCCCCCATATATTCGATAAATCTCATCGAATGAAAATTCGCATAAGCAAACGGATCGGCTACAATGCTAAATTCATTCGACACATTGAGATTGTCGTTAAGGTTGTCCGAACTCTGATACTGTCGAGTATTCCGAATAACGTCTCCGTAGTAGTCACGAACTGTAATCTTCTCTCCCCAGACACCAGGTCGAATTTCCTCTGTTACGGCGTAGCCGATTGCTCCGTAAAATTTACTCATTTTGAATTTTCTCCTCTAAGACTTAGGCTGCGTGATCCTCGGAATCGGAAGATGCGGTTGTTACATCCTCCTCGATTGCGATTGCAGAGTACACACGAGTAAGAGCACCAGAGCATCTGGTCTCAAGCAGGGATTTCTCCTGATTGAAGTCGATATCGAACTGAGTGAAGTGAGTAACCTCTCCGCCCTTGGTTGCACCGAGTGAGTAATCAGCCAGATTTGCGATAATTGCAACCAGCTTCTTCTTTTTGCTGTTGGAAGTGGTTCTGGTCTTACCCTCGAACTGCTCCGCAGTATTGATGCTACCAACATTCAGTGCAGTGGCAAGTTCAGCCTTAGAAGAGTAAATACGTCTTCCGTTGATGTCTCTTGCCAGAAGCATCTGATTCAGCATATGAGGAGTAATGAACAGATCCGGGGTACCGGTGCCCTTATAATCCTCTCTTGCATACAGAACAGTATTGATCATGGCCTCTGCGATGATGTAGTTCTCACCGAAGTTAGCCGCGGTATTGGTTCCCTGAAGCTCTTTCTTAGCAGCTGCGACATCGAGATCAACGTGAATGGTGTACAGATCATCATCCAACCAAATCGGTCTGATGTGATCTGGAGAAATCTTGCCTTCATCTCCGTCGTCTCTGCCATCACCCAGCATAATCGCAGTTGCCAGCTCTTCATTGAGCATCAGGCGGTCGATGTTGTACAGGTACGCCACATAGTCGAAATCGGTGATGTCGATGATATCATCTCTATGCAGCGCACTCTTTACGTACACAGTCTGAGGGTCAGTAGTTCTGCGAACCAACTTGAAGTTGCCAGTCTGCTTCTTCTGTTTTCCCTTAGTATAGCCTTTAGCCTTAAGAGCATCGATGTTACGGATATCTACCTGACTGGTTCTGATTCTGGAAATCGGACTCTTATGAACTTTGTTCATTACCGTTGTGATCCAACCCTGGTCGTTGGTAATCAGCTCCGGTGCACCAGGACGTACATCCTTGTATTCCGGGAACAGAAGTGTTACATTGCCATCTCCTGTCTGAGCAAATCCGCTCGCAAGAGCATCATGCTGAAGTGCATTCTCATTAGCATAGATCTCCAGCGCGGTCTGGAATGTTCCTACCTGGCTTGTCTTTGCCAGCTTAAGGATTTCCTCCTGGTCTGCGTGAGACAGAAAGCTCTTATCGTCGCGCTTGTCGGTGTCAAAAACGTTGTGTTTCATATTGTCATCTCCTCCTTTAGATTCATCTTTTTTGGTTTCCTCGCCATCATTTTTTGCATCTTCGATGATCTGGCCTACTACAGCGCATACAGCAGTGTACTGTTTATCGGTGAGGGTTTTTAACACGTCCCCTACTGTTTCGCCATTTTTCTCATCTTCTGATTTCGGCGGATCTTCTTTTTTCTCCTCGTCATCGGAATGCTCCAGATGACCCATAATCATTTCATCGTAGCCAAGGATAATGCCTGTTTCTCCATCCCCATGCATTACAACATCATCGATAAATGCTCCAGGATTGGCACCGGCTAACACCAGACTTACCTCTCTAATAATGCCATGAACAACATCATGACCAGCCTGTTTAAGCTGATTGGCAAAGATAGAAAGAGACTGTACGTCGCCATGTTTTACAAGTTCCCGTGCAGTCTTTCCTGATTCTGTATCATTAAATTCACAGAACGCATAAACTCCTTCATCTCTATTTTCGAGATGAGCTAATCCAAGCACGTTCGCCGGATCGGCATGATTATGCATCCATACTAACGGGACAGTCTGCCCGTTCTGCCCTTTGAAAGCGTCTTTTTTAATGACTCTTCCATCGGCACACTGAAGATCGTTTCTAGTGGCCCAGCCACCAAAGTCATACTTCATTTTGATTTTCCTCCTCTATTTTCTGATATAGTACGATAACGGATGCGATGTCTTCTTTGATGAGCTGGAAGACTTTTTCTTTGATGATTTCTTGACTTTCTTGTACTCTGACTGAATCTTATCGAATTCATCCTGATACGTTTGTTCATATGAAGAATCAAGATCGGCTTTTGCCGCTTTATAAGCTTCTCTAACAGATTTGACTGCTGCTTTAAGTTCGGAGCTAACTTTTGCTCTTTCGCTTTTAGCATTGGCTTGATTCTCGGCTTTTTCTTCCTTGGTATCGGACGACACCTTCGCCTTCTGATTAGTCGCATCTGTTCTAACACTGGCCTTGTCCGTTTTGGCATCGCTACTGATTTTTGCTTTGTCAGATTTCGCATCGTTTCTAAGCTTTGCAATCTTTGCGGTTCTTTCAGCAACCCGCTTAGATCTCTCAGCCTTGGATAATCCTGATGGAATTTCTATTGCCATCAAACGCTCGATTTCGGCATTCTTTTTATTATCGATTCGTTCCTTCTCGCTAGATGATTCCTTTTCAATTTCTTCCAAATCAGAATCTTTATCAGTATCGATGCTTTTCTTCCTATCGGAAGCATTTTGGGTTAAAGCCTCATTCAGCTCTTTCAAACGAGAAGATATCTGTTCCTTCGTTGCCTCTGCTTTTTCACGAAGTTCCGTAATCTTCTGATCTCGCTTTTCCTGCTCTTCTTTGACCTTTGCAGCCTTTTCAGATTTGATATTATTTTTTGTATAAGACCAAATCTTCTTTCCCTCATCGTTCAGTGATGTGGTAGAACGGCCTTTCAACTCCCTAGTACGCATGTAGTATTCATGCGCTTTCTGAGGATCGTAGTAGGGTGATGCATAATGTCTAAGAACCGCTACTTTAGGTTCATTCATTAAGAATCATCTCCCTCCTCACTATCACCAGACGTATAATTGCCAATGATGTCATCAATCTGTGCAGAAATGCTATCCAGGACTTCATTAACCAGAGCATCGTAATCGCTGGTGTTACTGGATTCTGTTTCGTCACTGTTCGTTGCATCTGTTACGGAACCACCACTGGCATTTGGCTCGCTTAAATTGCTATTTCTCAATTCATCAGCCTTAGGATCAGCGGATGGTTTCCATCCAATTACCTGTCTGATTTCGTTCGATGTGGCAATTTCATTTCTGGTAAACTTATCAGAAATCTCAGCAAGATCAGCTACCGGCACAAGCTTGAATGGGTCTCGGAAGAACATGATTGACTTATTCTGAGACCTAGCGGTTTTCGTTAAGAATTTTCGCTTCATTTCATCAACGATTGCGGAAATGATTGGTTCAATCGTCCGGTTGTAGTAATTCAACATAGTCTTTTCGTCTGCGGTACCATCTAAGATGCTCTGAGTGATTCCTAACTGGCTGTAAAGCATACTCGTTAAGTATTCAATCTGCTTCATTAGATTGTTTTCCAAAGAACGATTTAACTGCGTGATTCTCTCTGTTCCATCGGTATAAGCAATGCCATACTTAGAACCGGACAACTGCTGCTCGATATCTTTACGCCGCTTCTCTGCCTGCTGACGTCTTGCCTCTGATTTAATTACATAAGGAAGCTGAATGATTAAATCCAACTTGCCGGAGCTACTCTGTTCATCGACAGCATCTAGCAAATTCAATTTTCGAATAAGCCTCTGCATCGTCGAATTTGGTTCGTTAATTACCGCATACAGTGGATTTTCCACGATAGCAACCGTATCTTTCGGAACAACGATTTCTTGTTTTCGACCAGTATTTTCGTTGTATACTTCAACACGGACGTGACGAGGATACCAGTCACGAATTCGACCAACTCGCATCGAAAGAATCTGATATCCTTTTGTATCATCTGGATCATCGTCGGTATCTACAGGAACAATCGCCACACATCCCTCGTCCATCATGGACATAACAATATCCTGAATAAACGCTCTGCCAGTTTGATCAAGATTGGCTTCCAATGACAGGCATTCATTCAAACCGCTTTTTATAATATTTAAAAACCGCCCCTCATCATCCAACTGAACATGCTGAATGTTAATGGCGGCCACGTCTAAAGCGATTCTATTGTATACTGATGTGACTATCGATCTTTCGTTTCCCCGGGTAAGCCGAAACCGATCCGGACGATATGAATAACCCGAACCTATATCCTGTGACATCATAGTAGGGGCTCTATTGCGAAAGGCATTCCAGGCATTTTTAAACCTAGAACTTAATGATAAGTCCATTTTGAATTCTCACCTCCTAAAAATAGGCAAAAAAAAGACCCCTTTTCTTAAGAGGTCTCTAGTAATTTTACACCGGTATTTTGTTCAGTATGGATTCACATATGATTCCGTTATTATCAGGATTGTAATGCTCATCCAAACACTTCAATGTCAGGAAATTCCCAACCTTTTCTTCTATGTCTGCCCAATGATCATCGTCTTCGGATAAACCGTTAAAATCGCAGTCTAATCCGAGTGACCGCATAAGGTCTATTTCTTCTTCACTGAACATATGCTCATCCTTTCTTTAAATATTTACGCTTTGTTCTGCTTCCTGTACACCAAGTAGTTGTTATGATTCCATTTTCAGGATTCACTGCTACTGTCGCAGATTTCCCTATAAACTGCTGACTTGGTCGTCCAAGGTTATCGGTTTTTGTTTTAATGCTACCATGATTCAACGGATTTTTCAATGCATCCAAAATTCCTTCAACCGTTACTGGTCGTGATTCGGTTTGTGTTCTGTCAAGGGCATGATCTGAAAAACGTGTAACCAGTATTCCGTTTGAAGCTTTTACAGGTGTTCGCAACCGACTATTCATCCTTGCCTGGATAGAACTTCTGTCATGAGCTAATTGTTCTTTCGTTCTCCGAACTCCCCATTTCATACCCTTTATTCCATAATGCATCAAATTATCACTTGATTCGATACGAGCTACTTTTCTGATGGTGTAGGGGCGTAATACAGAAGAGCAATCAATTAACTTTGCTATTGGCATCTTTATACACCCCCTACTCGAATGCTTCCCGATTCGCCTTGAATGCGATGTACGCATCCATCATTGCTGCAACAGCATCTATTTTTTGCTCATACCGCTTTTTCAGCAATTTACGGTTTCCATTGGTATCTTCCAACGTAATGCAGTTTCCCATAGCGAATGTCATCAAATCTTCATCAAACAAAAGCATCCTCTCTTCCGAAAGTTTTTTCAATTCTCCAAGCGGAACAGATTCTGTCTTAGCACCCTGGATAACTTTTTCGATCCCGAACGGTCCATTTTCACTCGCCCAACGCTCAACAAATTCTTTTGCATTGTATGGATCGTATCCGAAGCATCGAACATCGTAACCGCATTCTATAATGTGGTTATCCAAATCCTCATATACTTCCATCATATCGAGAACCGTTCCTTCTAGCACGATAAGACTTCCTTCTTTCATGAACTGATCGTATTTGATTCTCATAGCTGCTGGAAGTTTCATAAGAGTAGATGAAGAAATATAGTTTCTGGTTTTGACACCGAACGATCCGTTCGATAACGGAAATAGAAACGTAAATGCACAGAAGTCATCGCCTTGGGACAAATCAGCCCCTAATGAACATGGCATCTGCCAATAATCTCGATGGCGATGTGGAAGAGTTTCTTCATATGTAAAATAATATGTATATCCTTCCATAGGAAGTCCGAAGCGCTTAGCCAAAATATCATTTCGAGCCGCCGGAGCTTTCTCTGCTCTCTCAACGTCCAGCTGATAAGTTTCATAAGAAACCGTTTTTCCCAGATTCGGATTTGCTTTCAACCACTTATCTGGATCAGCAACTTCATCAATAGAATCTAGCTTATACCACCAGATCGATACATGTGGATTGACATAATCCCCTTTTAGAATGTCCATCAACTCCATTTTGATTGTATCGCCGGCACCGTTACGGACAGTACCCTCTGAACTGATCGCAACGATAAGGTAGTCGTTGACCTTCGATGCACCCTGTTCGATTGCTCCGATTACATCTTCTCGAATGTCACCAGAAAGCCACTCGTCAACTGTCGCTACTTTAAGCTGAAGTCCCTGAAGTTTGTCGATTCTCATTGGACGAATTTCAAGAAGCGATCCTGTAAGGAAATTTTCGATTCCTTTCTTGGTAGATGCCAATTTCATTCGATTCGCCTTTGATCCGGTCGTGTTCTGTAACGATCCTTCTGTGAGGAACTTATAGAAAGGTCCTCTTGATCTGGTAATAGCGGTTCGAATCGGTGACAACACCTCTTCTGCCTGCTTCATCGTCGGAGCTGTGGTTATCTGATGTGTTGTTGTGACGTCAACATTTAAGAAGAAATTCTGCAAGCATGAACCGTACATTGACTTTGCAGCGCCTCTGGCTACTATGAGATATTGCTTATTAACCAACCTTTTTCGGATAGACTTAGTGACGTAATGTCCACCATGACCATCCTCATAAGGTTCGTATACGCTTCTCTCAACAAAATAGTACCAGCCGAAAATCTGCTCAGCCCAAACTTTAAAAGTATCAAGCAGTTTCAAATCCGAACCGTCAGTTAAAGTAAGCTCATTCTCACAATAGCTGATAAAGCCCTCTACTGCTTGATCATCGTAATAAATTCCCGGATTCGCAATGAGATCATCGATTCGGTTCATCTCCATCTCGATTTCTCGACATACCGGAATTTCGCCACGAATTACGGCATCACGAAACATGCCGTAGTATTTCGGGACGGCAGTGTTCGATAACGCCATTATTTTCTTCTCCTCTACTTCTTCTTATTCGGATTTGCAGCAATGTACTGTGCAGCCTCTTTAAGATTGAATTCTTTTGTCATTGCAGTCTTAACAGCATAAGTCATTGCTCCAGCCGCGGCCATAGTCAACGCTTTCTTTCCGGATGCAGAAAGAATTTCTGAAACATACTTTCTGCCAGGCGCGATGTCGTCTTCTGTAAGATTCTTAAACTCGCGTTCCAATTTAAGTCTCTCGATTCTTTTCTTCAAATCGGCATCGGACATTGTTCGCCGGTTCTTAACGGCCGCCTTACGTGCTGATACCTCATTATTATCGTCCGAGGATTTGGAAGAGTGTCCCCTGGCTCTGGCAAGCTGTGCCTCCGATCTTCGAACTCCCCATTTCATTCCAAGAATTCCATGGTGTGCTAAATAGGTGTTGTTCATTTTGAATCTCCCTCCTTTGCGATGTAGCTGGTAACACCTCCGCTGGCATTGGATGTCTGATAATACGGAACTTCATGAATCACAAGGTCTTCACTAAGCACTTTGCCAGACGTATCCAAAGTTTGAGCCTGATGCGCCTTTGGTGTAACTTCGTACGATCCAGAATAATGCTCAGGCTCATCCGAATTAGTGTCATCGTTTTCCGCAGCAACATTTAAACGCCATTCGTACTCGCTGATTTGTGTTTTATAACACTCCAGCACGGCCGAACTAAGCGGCGGATCGAAAAGAAGTTTGACCTTCAAATGCATATAAGATTTGACAAGCATGTATTTGGATTCATCAGAAATGAAATCTTTCCATGTTGCACTCTTATCTTCGATCATGAAACCTTTGGATGGGCCGACACCAAGCTGTGTAAGAATCGAGAACACAGAATTGATGTGCATGATCAAATCCGCATCGAAATGTTCATACTCCTCTGCTATTCCGAGTAATTTCTTGATTGATGTCAGTACACTATCTGTAATTTTCATGATCGCACCTCCATCTAGCAAAGTTTTATAAACTCGCTCATACAATACCCGCTAATACCGTCCCCAGTCTTAACTTTATAAAAACCAGGAACAGACTCGTCGTCGGAAATTGTCACAACTGTATCCGAGCCAATGATTCCCAATGATCTGGATGTCTGCGTCGGATCTTTGCGAATGTTCAAATTCATACAATTTACCACCACACCCCTAAGTGGCTTCTTGTTTCCTTCCATAATTTTTTCCTCCTAATGCCTCCATGGGCATGTATCATTTTTTCGTCGTTCATTTGGAATTGTTAAAAGTAGTTTCTCATCTCCATAATGTATAGCATTGTGGGTTGATAAAGTTGTTGCGATCAGATACTCTGGATTCAGAACTAAATCAGTCCGCAACAGTATGTCCTGCTGCCTTATTGGATTCATATGATGAATAAGAATCTTTCCACGAATCTCATAACCATCCAATCCAAGATCACATCCATTATCGCGAATAATAATTTTTCTCCGAATGTCCTTCCATTCTTGAGAATTGTAAAATATCTGATTAAGATACCTATCAAATCCGAATGTTTCTTCGCCAACCACTCCGTCCAAACGAAGATACTCGTATCGTTCCTTAAAAGTTGGAAGTTGCAAGAGTTCTGAATAGCATCTAAGCATCATCCACCTCGTCTCCGTGACCGCTATAACCACGAAATGCTTTTAATGCATCTGCATACAGCTTCTCAGAATTTTCAATAGATTTCAGATTCTGAGTCTTCGCCTCTATCAGTTCCTTCTGTTTTTCCAAAATCTCTTTTTCGATTCTTTCTTTCGTCGAACCGAGCTTCAAATAGTGAGTGATCACCTGTGATGAAGCAGTTCCCTCTCGCAACTGCTTTTCAGCCAAGTCGACTGCCAGCGAAACAAGCTGATTCTCTCTCGCTTCTGGCGTTAATGCTGGACGCATCATCCTAGAAGACTCAGATTGCTTTGCTTTCCTCAAAGTTGATGCCTCCTTCCATTTAGTTGTTCATTACTTCTGTGATAGTTTTCATATACTTTTCCAGTATTTAAAAGGACCTACAAATCATGACAATGCTACTCAACGAAAGGAGAACTAACTTTGAGCCGATCCCACAGAAACCGTTGTCAAATATCATGAGTTATAGACCCTTATAAACACTGGAACAGCTGAAAAGGCTCCCTAAAAATGCCCTCCGGGGAAATTTTAAAG